CGTTGAATACAACGTGGGAGCAAGCCAAATTGATGGTGGGGTAGACTTTAGATATATTGATTCAGTTGGTCAGTTTAAAAGTGAAAAGATAATTGTTCAAGGCGGATCAATAATCAAAGACTTTTTGACCAGTCCAAGTACAGTGTATACAGGGCTAACTGCCGGCAAGAAATGCACGTTTGGAATACTAAACGATAAACTATTTATTTCTAATGGGTTTGATTATCCGTTAGTTTATGACGGTACATATGTAAAACAAATGGGCGCACCGACAGCTAAAGACCTGCTAGTGGCTGGTAGCTTAACAGGGGCATATTATTACGCTATGACGTATGTTATAGATGGTGTAGAGATTATACTAGGAACTGTTAGCAACACAATAACTGTATCAAGCAAAAGCATTGATTTGGACTTACCTGTTGGAATTGCAACATGCACAGCACGTAAGATATACCGTACAGAGGCAGGGGGTAGCACACTTAAGCTACTAACAACCATTAACGATAATACAACAACAACGTATCAAGACAATACGGCTGACGGCTCACTTGGCGCAAACATCCCTAGTACTAATAGTTCATGCCCAACACCCCAATTTATTACGGTCAAAGATGAAAAAATTATCGGTGCGGTCAATGCAAATAGACCTAACTACTTGTATGTAACAGAGTTTGAAGTCGAAGTGTTTTTTAATACATCTGGCGTTTATGATGTGTCAGGTGTAGGTAACGACAATTCACCATTAACAGGCCTTATTGAAGACTATAACCAAATAGTGGTTTTTTCAGAAAAGCATATCTATTTAGCTGATACTTCAGGGCTCACAACAAGTGTTAAGCAAACCAACTCAAACGTTGGATGCATTGATGGCTTTAGTATTGCACGCATACCAGAAAATGACATATTGCAAGGTGGAATTATGTTTGTCTCTAACTTGTACGACGTGCGTATTTTTAGTGGAAACATTGCTACTAACTTAGCAACCAGTTTTGACAACTTAACAACTAATAATTTCAGCATTGCTTTAGACAAAGATAGCTTAAAAAATCAGTTAAAAGATAACCCACTTGAAGCAGCATTTTTTGATTACAAGTACCATCTAATCGCTGAAACGTTTATGTATGTTTATGATATACGAATAAGTGGGTGGACTAAATATTTTATTAAGACAACAAGCTACACCCCTGTTTATTGGAGGTTTTTTGAGATAGGGCAAACGCTATATGTATCACAAAAAAACACAGGTATTGTTGAGCAGATGTATAACGCTATTACATATCGTGGTGAGGAGCTTACAGCTTTTTTTGAGACGCCAGAAATAGCCGTAGGAACTGAGCGTAAGTTCTTTAAAAATTTATATATATATTATGATAAATCAGGTAGCAACACACTAACTGCGCTAGCTACAATAGATAGTACGAAAACAGTAACAGCAACGATTACCTATGACGGCGCGTACTATGACTTTGATTACTTTGATGAGGATTACTACGAAACAACTGAAGATGAGGAAGACTACAAAGTGGTATATATAAATAAATACGCCAACTGGATGCGTTTTAAAGTGTCTACACAGACGCAAGCAATTATTAAAGGTTGGAAATTGGAAGGGCGAGTCGTTGGAGATTAAAGAAAAAGAAATGTCTATTAATAAGCTTATGGACCAAGCAGAATGCATTATAGCAACTGGGACGCCAGTAGAAATGCCATTAACACATCGTTTTACTGATGGCATGTACATTCGTGAAATATTTATGCCTGCAGGATCAATCTTAACCAGTAAAATACATAAGACTAACCACCCATTTGTTGTGAGTAAGGGGAAGTGCATAGTTTATGATGGCAATAAACTAGAAACTATAACCGCACCACACACCGGCATTACAAAGCCAAACACTAGACGATTGCTGTACATTGAAGAAGATACAATATGGATAACGTTCCACGTTACGGACAAAACAGATGTTGATGAAATTGAAAAAGAAATTATACAAGAACATAATAATGAAATGTTAGACAAAGAATTATTTACTAAATTTAATAAAATAAACAGTAAAAATCATAATTATATAAAAAAGGAGCTAATTTCATGAGTTTTAATAGTATAGCTGCTATAGCTGCACCCGTAGTTGGGGGCTATGTTTCAGGACTGTTTGGTGAAAGACAGGCAGATAAACAAATAGCTGCACAAAGTCAACTAGAAGGATTAAGATTATCGGCTCAAAAGGAAATTGCGGACAAACAACTAGCGCAAGCCCTTTCGGAATTAAGAGGCCGTCAAGTAGGACAAGAAGAAGCCCTAGGTCGGGCAACAGGTATAAGGCAAGCCGCAGAAAGTGAATTTGAGCAAGCAACAACAGGTACGCCACCAGCTATTGAGCAGCTTAAAACATTAATTAGGGAACGTGCTTTGCCTGAACAGCAACAAGCCCTAGCACAAACAAAGTTAGGTTTAAGTCAAGCAGGGGTGCGTGGCCCTGAGGCAGGTGTAATTGCTCAACAGCAAGCAACAAAGATGGGGTTAGACTTATCTCGTGCAGTCGAAGAAATTGCACTAAAGCAAGCTTTAGCAGATAGAGAAAAAAGAGCTACAATGGCTGGAACAAAAGCTTTGGCAGGGCTTAGGCAAGAACTTACCCCAATTCAGAAAGTTGTTGGAAAATCAAATTTAGAAATTGAACAAGAAAAAAAGTTAAAAGCACAAGCCGCTGAGGCTAAGAAACGAGAGGCTGAGTTAATGAAAGCACAACAGCAGCGTGATTATGCGTATCGCAGCTTAAGAAGAGAACGAGGTTATTAATAAAAGAGGTTAAAAATGATAGGAAAACCAAAAAATAAATTAAATATGACCCCAATGGCAACAAGGCCAACACAAGAACAAATGACAGCAGAGCTACTTGCAAGCGGTCAGCCAATACAGACGATGCAACCACAACAACCTAGCCCAGTTGATAATATTATAGGTGGCTTAGGGCAAGGTGCTAAAGGGTTACTGCAAGGCTTTGGCGATTTTGTTAATGCACAGAAAGATACGCCAGAAGGCCGATTATTGCTTAACAACATGCTAGCAGGGGTAACAGTTGCGTTAGGTGCTGATCCAGCCATAGGGGCCAATATCGTTAAGCAAGGACAAGAGCAGTTTCAATTGGGGTTAGCTAAAGAGCAAAAAGAAAGTGAGCGTCAATTTGAATTAGAAAGATTAGGACTACAGCAAGACGCTGCAGCAGTAAAAGCACAAAGAGAGCGTGATCAAAAATTATTAGATGAACAACGCAAAAGAAAGCAAAAAATAGAAGATGCATTGTTTTTGGATTTAAAAAAGAAAGAGCAAGATCCAAAAGAAGCTAGATTTAAAGCTAGAAAGCAAGCATCACATGAAGTATTAACTAAGTTTGAAAATAAAGAAAACCCCTACTATGAAAATACTAAAAAGTTTATAAAAGACCAGAGGGTGCCATATTTGTTTAAATCAGATGAGTATAAACAGATAGAGCAAGCACAGCGTGACTTTGTAAATGCTGTTTTGCGTGAAGAGTCTGGCGCAGCAATTGCAGAATCAGAATTTGAAAATGCAATAAAACAATATTTTCCACAACCTGGCGATACTGCTGAAGTAGTAAGACAAAAGCAAATAAACAGACAGCAGCAATTTGAAAAGCTAAATAATGAAGAGCCAAAATTAACAGGCGGGTTTACATTTCTTGGAGTTGAGTAATGCCAATTTATAAAGTACAAGCTCCTGATGGCAGAATAATGAAAATACAAGGTGATTCGCCACCGTCACAATCTATTGTTGAAGAATATTACAAAAACTTACCTCCAATAGATACTGCGGAAGGGGTAACACAAGAACCTACATTAATGGAAAAGATACGTGGCATATCACCTTTAGAGGTTATAAAAGAAACGCCAAAACAAGTGGCTACGGACATAGCAAGATTAGCACCTATTGCAGCAGCCTTAACACCTATGGGATTAGCAAGACAAGCTGGTGTTACTGCGGTTAGTCGTGCAGGTAGAGGCTTACTAGAAGGCGAAGAAGCACCAGAAGCAATACAAAAAGGTGTTGTCAGTGGTGCAGTAGAAGCCGGTATTGGCAAAGCACTAAAGCTAACTAAGCCTGCATTAAAGCAGATAGCTAAGTTTGCTACACGTGCAGAAAAAGGCGTTATTGACGAAGCTATAAAAAAGCCAATATTAACTAAGATTGAACCTAAAACAAATATAGATACCTCTAATCAAATCAAAACATCGCTTGCAATACTTAGCAGAAAAAAATCACGTGAATATGACAGTGCATTAACTAAAGTATCGGAAGCTGCAAAAAAGCAAGTAACAGACACAAGTAACATTAATAAAATTATAAAAGACCTAGACCTTGATAAAAAAGGAATACGTGATTTGTTATCGGTAACTAGAGCAAAAACAAAAAAGTATAACCAAAATGCAATTGATCAGTTTATAGCAGGTAAGCAATTAACGTTTGATGACGCAAAAAGCGTTAACTCTGTACTAGCTGATGTGTTACGAAGCACAACAATAGAGCCTGCCGATAAAATAGCAATAGGTAAGTTAAAAGACGGGTTATATAAGTCTATGGAAGTGTATCCAGGATTTAAAGAGCTAAATAAAAAGTATGCAAAGCAAACTACCCTTGTTAAAGATATAGAAAAAAATCTAGGTAAAGATATCAGCGAATCTAAAGTAAATACACTAACAAATGACGTGATAAAAAGGTTAAAAGAAAAGCGACAAACTAAAAGCAGAACTATGGATTTATTAAAAGACTTGGACAAAGAAGTAAAAGCCAAAGGTAAGCGTAGTGTAGTTAATCAAATAGAAGCTAATGCTTTGCAAGATTCAATCAGTCAATCTATAGGTAAAAAAGCAGGACTTAGAGATATATTACTAACTACTGGGCTAGTTGGTGGTGCCGCAGTCGCACCAGAGCTTGCAGTACCTCTAGCAGGTGCAAAACTTGGACAAATGGCAATACAGAGCGAGCCAGTTGCTAGAGCAGCGTTAAGAGCTGCACAAGAAGGCGTCCAAGTGCCGCAAGTAGTACCAAGATTAGCGGCTAAAGTGCCAGCAATGGCAGTTACCCCGATAGAACGACAAGAAAGCGGAGGCATAGCCCCAAGATCATTACAACAAATTAAAAAGGAGCGTGGACTATAATGGCAGTACCAAGTGCGAGTGATTTTAATAAATGGAGTGGGACCAAGTTTACAAATACTGACTGGGACCAGAACGTAGATAAAACAGTTGAAATATTAGCTAATGGCAACTATGACTTAAACGTTGCACAGTTAACAGCTACAAGTTACGTGGGCATCCCATCAGATCAGTTTTCAACAATAACAGCAGGTGAAAACCTTACCGCAGGTGATGTTGTAAGAATTAGTGGCGGACAGGCATACAAGGCAAGCAACGCTACCAGCGCAGGTGTCACATCAGTGGTCGGGGTATGCAATACAACAGTATCGAGTGGCGGAACGGTTAAGATCGACTATGGTTTTTATAATTCGTTTAGTTCATTGACCGCTGGAACACTATACTACATAGGAACAAGCGGCGCGATAACATCAACTAAGCCAAGTTTATATCCTGTAGAGATTGGCCGAGCAGTCAGCGCAACAAGAATTAACTTTAATTTTCGCGAAGATGATAAACCTACTGGAACTATTATTAGTACAGCATTAACATCAGCCCCTAAAGGGTATTTAGAATGCGATGGTTCAGCAGTTAGCAGAACAACACATGCACGTTTGTATGCCGAGTTAGGCGTTATATATGGCAATGGCGATGGCAGTACCACGTTTAATTTGCCTGATTATAGAGGGCGGTTTTTAAGAG